ATGCAAGACAATTCGACAGCTGCTACTGAGACTCAATCTCAATAGATGAGTCGTCGCCAAGTAGCACTGGGCGGGCTTGATTGCGAACGGGCTTGCTCTTATTCGGGCATTATGCTTTCTAACGAAATCCGAGCGAGGGCGAAAAAGCCCCCCCGAGTAGCGGGGTGTGTGGATCGTCCACACACATTGTAACCCTATTTTGCCATTTCGCTCTATTTCCTTCAATTTTCCTTAGATTATGCTATATTAGGCTTAATTAGATTATTAATTTTAAGGTTGGAAGGTAAAAGGTAATACAGGCATTAGCATAGGATTAAGATTAAGATTATAACTAACTTATACATTATAGGGGGATTATTAAGGGGGAATGGAAACTTTTTTCAGGGTTTTTAAAATAATCCTTGACTTTTGCGTTTTAATTGTGTAAGTTTGTTTTGTGGTTAACAAGAACGAAATTAAGATTGCCTCTAAAAATTGTGCTAATTTTGGGCGTGGCCCCAATCGTGGCTTGTGTGGCGGCGTAATGATGAGACGTGATGAAGATGGAAGACTGATTATGTGGATGGACGAATATTATTATAAAAAACCGTGTTTTGCTGGTGAGTGCACTTACTTCAACAACATAGTTTTACCTGGTGTTTCAGTATGACTGCAGAATCTAAATATTTTTCGACTAAAAATGGAGAAATGGGAAAAATCAAGTTTGAAATTGTGGAAAGTGCTGAAAAATCAATACTTGAGGAGGCTCAGGCCCTTGTTGGGGGTGATAGGGGCAATAATTATGGTCATCCAATCGTTGATTTCTCAAGAAGTGCTAAAATATGGGCTTCAATCTTAGATACGGAGGTTTCACCGCAGCAGGTTGGGCTCTGCATGATCGGTGTAAAGCTTAGTCGTGAGTGTAATGAGCACAAGCGGGATAATCTTATAGATATTGCTGGCTACGCATTAACAGTGCAGATGATAGAGGACTACAATGACAAATCAAAAAAGTAGAAAGAGATGGAAACTGAAGAAAGACGCTCGATATACCGTCAAATGGAACGATGCGTATTCATCAAGCGGCTGGTCAGACGAATCTGACATAATGGAAGTCATGGATAACGGTTTTCCCATAGAAACTCTTGGTTTCTATATTGGCGAGAAAAATGGCTACATGGCTTTTGCTCAAGATATTAAGCGTATTGAGCCCTCTAAGACACATGGCAAGTATGGGCAGGTCTTTGCTGTGCCGTCTACCTGGGTTCAGACCGTAAAGGAGGTAAGATGAGCATAAAATGGTCAGATGACGAAATAAAGATACTTGCTCAGTATGAGAATACTGCCAAGAGTGTTTATGTATTATATCAGGAAGTAATCAATTCCGGTTATAATCGCACATACAAGGCAGTCAAGAGCAAAATAGAGACAATGCCGCTGAGAAAGCCCGAAAGGTACAAAACCGGACATGGCAAGAAAATAGGATATTTTGACATCGAGGCATCTGGTCTTGTAGGTGATTTCGCTATTATGCTCTCTTGGGCTATTAAACGGCGAGATGAGAACGAAGTTCTGCACGGTGTAATCCGAAAAGAGGATATTATGTCTGGTTTGATGGATGCACGACTAGTAGAGGAACTTATGGATGCAATGCGTCAGTTTGATGTTTTGTGTACATTTTACGGGACTCGCTATGATATTCCATTTTCTCGTACTCGTGCTGCCACCCACGGCATAGCATTCCCACATTACCGTGAAATGTCGCATAAAGACATATATTATCAGATTAGAAGACTATTCAAGCTTCATTCTAATCGTCTTGCGTCTGCTTGTGAGTTCTTTGGAATTGCTGGTAAAACACGCCTAAAGCCTGAAATATGGCGAAAAGCACAGTATGGCGATGAAGAGTCTCTGAAATATATACTTAAGCATAATATTGCTGACGTTAGGATTTTAGAGCGGCTACATAAAAAGATTGAGCGCTATAATACTCCAATCGTCCAACCCATGTAAAATGAGGAGGAATGCATATGAAGCGATTGGTAAGCAGGATACCCGGAGGGCGCAGGAAAGGCGATGTAATAAAATGGTCGGGAGAGGTATCCTGAATGTACGAAAGGGAGATCAATGGTGTTATTCACCGCATTTATGAAGATATTAAAGAGTTTAATGCGAATGAAGGTGATAATGCCGTTATCGATGATTGGCGAAAAGCTGAAGATGGTGATTGGTGTGTGTCAGATGACGGTCAGGTGTGTAAGGTCCTTTACAGCGGCAAGCTTCAGCCCAGTAGGAAAAATGAGCCTGTTCCGTATATCAGGACACTTTTTGGAACTTTCTTACAGACTAAGAATGTTGAGATGTCGGGAGAGCCAATTCATAACATATGGTGTTTTTCAAATCGCAAATACAACGAAATACGCAACAGACGCAAGGAGCCAACCAAATATGAAACTCTTTTCGCCTATTACGTTGCCAGAGGGATGGAGCCGGCAAAAGCGTATATCAAGGCTTATCCGACGAATAACAAGAAGTATGCCACTGTAATGGGACAGAGACTGATGAAGACGGAGCGTGTGCAGGGCGCCATACGTGAGGAGGTTGAAGGCCTGCTTGATAGTGCAGGTGTATCAAAGTCGGCACTCATTAGGAATGCTAATTCCATTGCAGAGAGTGCAGATTCTGACGCTACCAGGCTGAGGGCTATAGAATATCTGCTAGGTCTTTATGGTGTTAGCCCCAAGACTGAAAAGAAATCAGAGTCAATTACACTGTTTCAAGGTTTTACTAGAGAGCAGTTGGATGCAATAGATGCTGGCGAGATTAAAGTAAAGAAGATTCAAGCTAAGGTTGCCAGTGTATGATATAATGTATAGTAACTTAGAAGATAATAGCTGTGATGTCTGTGAAGGAAAATTGACAACACATAACAGGGAACCTATATTTAGCCCATTTGGTTCTACTATAGGCTGGAAATGTTCTTATTGTAATAGCCTCTATGACCTTCAGAATGAATTAATGCTAATAGGTGATTTTCATTCGCCAATAAGGGGGGATGCATAATGCCATATAAGAGAATCGGAAAGACGGTTTATGTTAAAAAGGGCAAAAGATGGGAAGAGAAGGCTATGTCTAAAACTATTGTAGGTGCAAAAAAAATGCTTAATCTCTTACGAGGTGTTAAACACGGTTGGAAGCCTACAGGCAAGAAGAAGAGTTAGTGACAGATAACAAAGAAGAGATACTTCATCGTGCTTATAGAGACTTGATCTACTTTGGTCGGGTCTTTTTGCCTAATGATTTCTTGCATAAGAGCGAAACGCCAGCGTTTCATCATGAGATAGCTAAAAAGCTTATTAGTTCTAAGCCAGGTGCCAGGATATGTAATATTCTCCCTCGTGGTTTTGCCAAGTCTACACTGGCAAAGGCTGCAATACTGCATAAGATATGCTTTGCTGAGAGCGGTAGGCGTGAGTTTATAGCATGGGTCAGTGAAGAGCAGGGACAGTCGATTGACCATCTTAAATATATTAAATATCACTTGGAAATGAATCAGGCTATACGCCATTATTTTGGTGATTTGCTTGGTGAGAAGTGGACTGAGAAAGATATTGTTACGTCTAAAGGCGACAGAATTATTGCTAAAGGCACAACACAGAGACTGAGAGGTCGTACTGAGGTTGATGTCCGTTATACTGGCATTGTACTTGATGACTTTGAATCTGAGTTGAATACTAAAACACCTGATAGGCGCTCAGAGATTAAGAAATGGGTAATGTCTACTATTTATCCCGCCCTTGAGGAGACACCAGGGAGAGAAGGCTGGATATGGTTACAGGGAACAATTGTGCACTATGACAGTTTCTTGCAGTCTATCTATGACGGTTGGCGTGAGTCACAGGAGAAATGTCTAAATAACCCTTGGGATGTAGCTTTCTATAGGGCTACGATTGATGGCACCCTCGATAGTGAGCCGTTGTGGCCTGAGCAGTTCCCGATTAAAAAGCTAAGGTCAAAGCTTGAGGGTGAGTTTAGGGATAGCCCGGACAAGTTTGCACAGGAGTATATGAACGATGCCCGTGATATATCTTCTGCCTCATTTAAGATTGACAGAATTCAAAAATATCACGGTGATTTTGTTTCCGAAAATGGTTTTGCCTATCTTCATATTGGCAGTGATGTTGTACCAATTTATGTCTATTTGGGTGTAGACATTGCAGCCACTGCAACATCATCTTCAGACCACCAGGTCATAATCGTAATGGGCATAGACTCTGAGCGTAATCGCTATGTAATAGACTATTTTAGAGAAAGAATACCAGCATTTGACTTGGCACCTAAGATTGTTGAAATGGCAAAAAAGTATAGTCCAGTAAGGCGCGTAACTATTGAAACTGTAGCAGCACAGGAGATAGTTAGAGATATGGCAGAGAGACTTGCAGCCAAAGATAGAAAGCTTGTACCTGGCATTATGAAGGGCATTAAGCACCCAACGAGGATATCAAAGGAAGATAGGCTTGAGACAGCATTGGGCTGGATAGTAAACTCTAAGAAGTTGTATACTAAGCATACTATGACTGAGCTGACTAATGAATTTTTCGAACATCCAAGATCAAAACATGATGATATTATGGATGCATTGTATTGTGCTAACTATCATGCCAAGCCACCACGAAGCAACAGAATGAAGGAGGAAGAATTTTCCTCACATGCCAGAAAAGGTGCTGGTAAGACTAAAAGACGCTATAATTGGCTTACTGGAGCTAGGTATTAAGGTTTTTTTCACTAATTTTAAAATAATCCTTGACATTGATAGGAATGTTTCGTATATTTGGGCTAAAATGAGATTGATTCTCATTAAAGATAATGCCGGCGCATGACAATATTGATAAGTTACTTATGTTACAAGCGCTGCAAACAGTAGAGCCTGTGTCCACATCAACAGCAGGATATTTATATCCACAACCAGAACAACCAGAACAAAAGGGTAGTTTTTTAAGAGATATGTTTGGGTTTGTTACTGATATCGGAG